GCGCATCAGATCATGGCGAAGCGTATCAAGAATGGCGAACCTGTTGGTGAGTTCTGGCTGAAGGGAAGGCTGAAGCAGCAGTTGCTAGACCAGACAGACTTGAGGCCAAACGACTTCACTAAGTACAACGCTTAAAATAATCCTTGATATAACTGCAAAAGTGCAGTAGCTTAGTGCTTATAATAAAAGGAGAACACAATGAACCGTATAGGTTTTATCGGCGGGTCTGACTGCGTAAAGATTATGCAAGGTGACTGGCTTGAGCTATGGCAAATAAAAACAGGCAGAGAAAAGTCACCTGATCTTTCACGCAATCTGGCTGTGCAAATGGGAATACATACTGAAGACTTTAATCTTGATTGGTTTGAAACTGAGTACGCTTGCGTCTTATCAGATCATCAACGTGAGTTTGAGGATACCATTGGCATTGTGCCTGTGAAGGGTACAATAGATGGGATGTTCGGTGATGCTATTGTTGAGGCAAAGCATACCAACTCTTACAACACTATGGATAAAGTTATCCAGTATTACATGCCACAGATACAATTGTACTGTCGTCTGGCAGAAGCACCTGATGCTTACCTCTCTGTGATCTTTGGCAACAGCAAGTGGGAGTCATCAGTTGTCTCATACGATTACTCATATTTCAATTCTATGTGGGCGGTGGTGTCAGATTTCTGGGGTTACGTTGTACGCGACGAAGAACCAATTGGAGTTCAAACGCCAGACATCTCTACCAACTCCATATCGGTGGACAACATGGTGGTTCGAGATGCCTCAACAAGCAACGAGTTCGTCAGCACAGCAGCCACATACGTCCACGGCATTGAGCAAGACAAGGTATTTCAAAATGCCAAGAAGTCTCTCAAAGAAATGGTCGCCCCAAACGAGAGAGAAGTTTACTGTGACTTTCTCACCGTCAAACGAGACAAGCGAGGATCACTAAGAATCACTAAGCGTAACGGAGAACAACAATGAGCTATAAAATAAAAGGTAAAATAACAGAAGATGGTAGAATAGAATTTTCACATAGTGATCTTTGGCATACCGTTGACAGTCAAGTAGTTGATTTAATTAGTAACAAAACAATTGAATACTTATCAAAGCAATCCATTAAATGGCACATTCAAGATGGAATGGATACAGTTTTTGGAGAAATAGAAAAACTTGTTAAAGAAAACAATGGAGAAGATGCAGACCTGCTTGAGGTAGGATGCGAAGGCTTTGTCAACGCAATATATATTGTAGTTCAATTAGTCTTAGAGGAAGTCTTGCCTGAAATTCACCTAAAACCAGAATGGAAAACAAACAAACTTTGGTCAGAAATAGTCAAAGCAAAACAGGAGAACAACAATGACTAATAACCTAGACATCTGGGACAAGCTGGCCTCTTCAGACCCCAAATATCTGAAGAAGGTCAGCTTCGGTAGCCGCAGCTTCACCGCTATCGACCCACAATACCAAGTCAGAAAGATGACTGAACAGTTTGGCCCTGTTGGTGAGGGCTGGGGTTGGCACAATCAAACAGACTTTGTGCCTCTGAGCAACGGAGACAGCGCTGTAGTTGCCAATGTAACTGTTTGGCATGGTAGCCCCTCAAATATCTTTGGGCCATTCACAGGCTGCCGTAAGTTCTTTGACGCTGCAAAGGGTAGACTTGCAGAAGATGCGCCTAAGATGGCAGTAACCGATGGCTTAACTAAAGCACTTTCACATATCGGATGTGATGCTGATGTCTTCCTTGGTAAGATGGATGGCAACAAGTATGACGCTGATAGCAACAAACCAACGAAGGAGTGGTAATGTCTGAGTATGATGATACAAACAGGGGAGCGGCATTTACACCGTTCCCTTCACAACAAATGATTCTTGCTGGCAAGATCAATGTGCAAGGAACAGATTCCAAAACAGTCTTGGTTAAAGACACAACAAAAGACGGTCGCCCAATCATTGAGGTCTACCAGCGATTGGCAATCATGTTTGAGAATGACAAGAGCAACAATGAGAAAGCACCAGATTACTCTGGCCCAATAGATGAGAATCTAAAAGTTGCTGGCTGGCGCAGAAGCAAAGATGGCAAACCATATATGTCTCTATCTGTCTCAGCAAAAGGACAAGCGGCTGCAAGCCCAAGCACAAATGACTTGCCAAAAGATGACATACCATTCTAATCTAAGAATGTTCTCCGGAGGATACTCACAGCCCAGCTATGTATGCCTCACATCATAGCTAAATCCTCCCAACCTTGGCGCAGCTTCGGCTGCGTCTTTTTTTGGGTAGAGAAATGAAAGACTTCATAGGTGATTTAATCGGAGCCATTGCGCTCTTTGTAATTATAATTCTGTTAATTCTTGCGGGAGTTCTTCAATGAAAAACATTCTTGATATGATGCAAGCAGACGCTGATCGCTGCAATGAAAGACTAAAAGAAACAGGCGCAATAAGATCAACCAAAAAGAAAAAAGAAAAGAAAGAAAAAGAACCAAGAGCTACAAGAGGGGAAGGCTGGCGCAATAAACCACTAACCAAAGAAGAAATCAGTGACATAGAATACTTCACTGAAAAAGGTTGGTGCGTTACCTCTATCGCTATGTCTTTAGGTCTTAGCAACTCAACAGTCAGGAACTATCAGAAGAGGTATATCAAGTGAACCCATTAGATAAGATGAAGGTTTATGCCAAGATAGAAAACCAAAGAATGCTGGCTCGTATAGGTGGGAACCATGCTGTAGCTGGATGGAAAGGCAGGGACGGAGGATACAGTGGTGGCAGACCTAGCAAAGAACCTAATGGAACTATCAAACTATCTCAGAAAGCAGAGAAGGTATTGCTTTGCCTAAAGTCTGACATGAAGGTTAGCGATATAGCCCAAGTTGTAGGCACTTCGCATCAAGCAGTTAGCCAAATTATTAGTAGATATAATCTCAGGGAGTTAATGGATGAACAGTCTTAGCTTTGCCTTCCTTGCAGTGATCCCTTTTGAAAGTTGGGATGATTGTATGGATGTGGTGCGTCGATTAGAAATAATAGACTTAACGCAACAGTGCGTAGGAATAGACGCCCAAGGAAACTACACCAACTACGAACAAGAACCAAAACTTGCACCAGACTGGTCGCTCAGACCAAAAGCAAGGCCATCAAAGGAGAACTGAAATGAATTTTTCTGGGGAAAGGTTGCGTAAAATTCGATTATCAAAGGGAATTTCTCAAGTGCAAATGGCAAATGATTGCGGCTTAAACCAATCTCTTGTTTCTAAATATGAAAGGGGCGATGTTTTAAACCCACCACATTATGCCGTTAAACTTATGGCTGATTACTTGAATGTTCATCCAGACGAATTTTATGGCGATCCCTCTGAATGTGTATTCTGCAACGAAGAAATAAAAAGTGCTAATGAAACCCAGCGCTTAGATATCCACGTTTACTTTCACTTTAATGGAGAGATAAAATGAGCAATGTATCTAACTTAAAAGTAGAGCGGCTAAGAAAGCAACGGTATAAATTACAGAATGCACAACATAACCTTAACTGGATTGCAAGCTACACAATAAAAGTAGAGGGCGACTTCCAATTTCAAGACTTTGTATACCCATGCGAAAGTTACGAAGAAGCGATAGGCTTTATCATTGAAGCCATAAAAGTTAATGAACATGAAATTGCATGGTGGCATATCTCACAAACAAAATCACCAATTAAACAATGGGAAAACATTGACCATTCCTGCAAGGATTATAGAAACGATGTTTGCAAAGAAGCACCATGGGATAATGGGGGTAAAATAATCCGAACCCTAGAAACAGAATGGAATGAATACGAACAAGATGAACGCGAGACAGAAGAGCTTTCAGAATATTTAAATGAACTAGAAAAAAACCCTAATAAAAAAAAGAGATCATTATCTGTTCGCGCATTAAACTGCCTTAAGAATGAATTTAATGGAGACTTTGACCTAAATAAACCTGAGTGCAGAAAGCAATTTGCTGATCTATGCGCTAGTGGAAATTACCTTTTAAGGATACCAAACTTTGGGCCTAAATCCTTTGACGAAGTTTGCACTTACATTAACGATCATTGGCCTGAAGAAAAATTAATAGATAAAAGATTATATGTAAAACGAAGAGGTACAGTTAGGCCAAATTTTTACAGAGATGCAGAAATACTTGAGCTATCTAAAGAAGGTATGAAGCCAAAAGATATTGCATCAATGTATAACATGAAAAGGCAAAGGGTTTATGAAATAATTCGCGCCGAAAATCGTCGTGCATATTTTGAGGAGCAAAAAAATGACAGACACTAGGGCTGTGGTTTACACTGAGGCATTTTGTAATGCAATTGAAGAACTGCCTGATGAGATGACCTTAAAAGATATACGTGTTTTAGTTAGTGCAGTTTGCTTAGTCTACAAAGAAAAGGATGAAGATGTTGCGTTTGCAATTTTAGAAAACGTAGTTTCTATTCGGTCTAGTAAAAATATGCACTAAAAGATGTTTCGTGGGGGCAAGTTAAAGTTAAAAATGTGGCGCATTTGGTAGCTAAAACCCAACACAGCGAACCGCTAGTTGCGCCCCCAATACTTTAAAACATAAAGCCTAGACTACATCAATATGTTTAGTAAAAACTAAAAAGAAAGCCATTGGTAAATCTTCTTAGTTTTTTCAATACGATCATCTAATCCATGATAACCACCATTAACGCGCCGTGTTATACGCTTAATTGTGTTATTGTTTACGCCCTCGTCGGCAATTAGAAATAACCCATTTTTCTCAAAGAAAAAGATAGCACTCTCCATTGCCAACTTTCCAGCAATAGGTGAAGGATCATCAACTAAGCTGTCACGCCCAATATGCTCTGCAAATTTGCGCACGTTGTCTTTACCTGTGAGTTGGATAAATCCTTTTCCCGCATATTTCCAACCATCATCAGTACCAACTCTATTTCCCATTCGACCATTGTATACCTTGTTGGCAAGTTTTTGCGGATTCATTGCATATGGTGCAGCTTCGGCCTCTGATTTAAAACGTGAGGGCCAGACACGGCACATTGTAGACGCACGGTAATTTAAGTTTTCTTCGCTTACCATAAAGTTTCCGCTTTCGTGTGCAGCCTGACCTAGCAAGTGTGCGCCTTGCTTTTTATCTAGCTTATAGTGCGCAGCAATTGCTCTGGCAGTGTTTGGTCCAAACGCGCCATCTGGTGTTACGCCACAGGTCTTTTGCAGCATTTTTAGTGCATCACCTTTAGCCATCATTTCTTACCAAAGAATTTAGTTGCTGACCTTACTCCAAAACTTGCAGCTACAATAACACCAAGTGTGTATTGATACCAGTCAGGCATAGTTTCTAAAGCAGAGAAACCATTAGCAACAATGTCCCTGCCGGTATCACCAAGGAACACAAGCACCAATGGAATTGAAAATAAAATTGTTAGCCACTCATCCTTCCAAGAAGTCTGAGAACCTTGGGCCATGATCCGTTCCCAGTCAGCAACAGACGTTTCTTTACTAAGCATTATCTTAGCCTTGGCCTCTGCTTCA